ATTGGGCTGACCGGAAAGAACTCTATATGAGTTGTGAATTTAAAGACTTTACCCCGCGCAAGGGGTTTAGATGTAGTGAGTATTTTAGTTAATATCTAATAAGAACTGAATATGCAATATATATTATCAGAAGAAGAATACAAGAGCCTTATACCTTCGCAGGAGTATGAAAGGATGAGAAATAGCCTGTTAGATGAAAATGCGAAACTTGAAAATATTATCAACCGGCTTAAATCTGAAGTTGTAAAGGATAGGTTATGTATTGATAAGGGTGATCAAAGTTACTGTGATGGTTGTGTATTAGGATTTGAAGGTCTTAATTTATGTACCTCAAACAAAAAGAGTTATTCAAAATGAAAAATTATGAACAGCAACGCACATGAATATAAGGTCAATGCTACCAAAGTAGCATTGCATCTACTACGAGAGCCCGACATATTCGAAACGAATATGAAACTGTTTTGCGCTAAAGACCTAGAGGAGGCTTTTATAGCCGGTGCCCAATGGCAACTACAGCAATTAGGCCATCCCGATCCTCCCGGAGAACAAGGCGAGGACGGTACTACAATCATCAAGGAAGTGATGAAAGAAAAGGCTATCGAGGCCTTTAATGAAGCGATGATTTATTTCGAATCACCGGACTGCCCAACAGCGAAAGAAGCCTTGAAGCATTTTATCGCTTGCTTGGATCAGGAACCTGATAGTGGTTGTTCGGAGAAACCGAACGACCAGTAAATAGCTCAAATCACGAAAAATATGAAATAAACAGCAAAGCTGTCCGGCTGGCTCCTGGACAGCTTTGTAAACTCTCATTAGCAGCCTCTAATTCCTATTTTATTTACCCATTAAATAAGACACATCAACCTTCGGAGCCTGCATATTTTCTCATTAAAATTTACCGGCTCGAAGTCAAGGGAGTCAACTAGGCGATCGACTTCTTTCCTAGCTGATTCCCTTTTTAACTTCTGTATTTCCTTGTCTTTTTTTCGCATAGTCGTTTCTTTTGATGTTTGTGGCAATCGCAGCTACAAATAAACATCTGTATGTCTTTTGATAGCTTTCTACCGATGTATCCTGCCAAATAAGCTATTTCTTCCCCTCCTGCCGGCATTTTATAGGCTATGGCTATGTGATCCTCCAAATGTCTTAATTCATGCATCAGAGAGTCTGAAAACTCTTCCGAAGAAGATGTCTTTCCGATAACCATGACAGACTCTCTTAGATAATAATTCGAATAGGTTAAGCCTGTGTTGAGTTTGCATGCTTCCAAATTACGATATGACTCTTTCAATTTTTGAGGAGGACAACCTATACTTTTTAGGCAGTCCATTATCTCATCAGTCCAATAACATGTGACATGGTAAAATATATGTACTAGCCAATTGTATTGAGGTATATGCAACTCCCGGTATATCATCGTTTTACAGCATTAAATTTTCGTTCTATCTTTCTGCGCTGCTGTCTGGATAGATTTGTGTTATTCAAATTATTTACGACGGAAGCAACTTTATCATAATCCTTTTTTGGCATACTAGCCAGCACGTCCGAGGGGGACTCTCCCTTAAGGATACGAAATATGTAACCCCATCCGCTCATTAGATCATTTCCTCCCAAATTATAGGCGTTCCAGAACCGATCATATCTGCATAGAATCGTGTGAATACAATACCATCGTAAGCATCCGGATCGTCACAGACATTTTTAATATACAGAGCTGCATATTGTTCATTTGGCACAGAAGAGCCTAAATAATCAGCCTTGCACATATTAGCCGCATATACATAATCGAAGCCTCCTTTTTTCTTTACTTCAACATTGTATTTCTTCAACAGTTCTTCCACCTGTTCTTTCGTCCAAGGTGTGATTTTCACTTTCTTGCCGTTACCATCTTCTTTTTCCATCATGGATACAGCAAAATCACACATGGCCTTGCTAAAATGCCATCCGTATTGCGAAAGGTAAGCTTTCATGCCGGAAGGAAATTCGTCATACATATCTAGTCTCATATTATTGTCAATTTTAAATGAAGGGGAACACCGTCCCCCTCCTGATTAATAACGTCTACGTCTGCGGTACTCTCCCGCGTAACGACCGGTCCCTTTTACACCGCGTCTCTCTCCATAACCGTCACTACCTCCACGTGACCAATCACGACGAAATTCATCATTATCATCGTCATCATCATCCCTGAATCCCATGCCGCCATCCATAGCCTTTCTTTTGCCTTCCTTGCAGCCGAGTTTATAGGCTTCTTCCATAGCCTCCATCAAATCGTCGTCCTCATAGGCGTCAAATTCTCTGTAAAGCTCTTCTAGTTTTCTTGATCCCATATTACGTTGTTGCTTTTTTATTGTTAGTACTCTGTTTGTCAAGAAGAAGAGACTTAAGTTCTTCGAATCCGCCACCAAACATCTTCTTCATTTCCGCAATTTCATTTTCAAGACTTTGAATCTTACTTTCCTGTTCTTTTTCCTTTTTAAATTGTGGATTAAGCTGGTTAAGCATTAATTCGCAGTTGTCAATGATTGACTTATGAGTCTCTATGCTGCCCAATATCTGTTGACTGTTCTGTAGCATGGCACTGATCTCCTGATTGATCATCGTTTGATCACAGGATAACACCAATTTTTCACCATTTTCAGGTTTATAATCAGCGATAGACTTGTCTGCTGGGACAGATGACAACTTAACCGTATCATCTCCAACTTTGACTGATATGTCAATGATCATTTCAGGCTGCATAGCCGGATATCCATTTACCATATTCTGAGGCTTCGGACGTAAATTGGTTACTCCTATCACGCTTCCTATTTCGCAAAATGGTTTATCTGTTTTATGCAAGATAAAATACTGATTGCCTTCTCTTAGTTCTTTAAACGTCATTTTCTTCTCGATTTAAAAGAGAGCCGGAGTTACCCGGACTCTCATCATTTACTTTTTACCGCGCTTGCTTCTGCCGGAGTATTACCACCCTGGTCAGCCGGAGTAGGATTGTTTGAGGATTTTACACCTAACAGACGGAATATTCCCTGTGGCTTATTAAACCAAACAATATGCTCTGTGTAACCACCTACGACCGGCGATCCACTACTCGTATCTACCGGAACATTTACATCACTACCTATAACCTGGACATTATGATGGTCAACTACCGGAATCCGATTGGTGCCGATTTGAGTATCTTGTGACGGAACAGTGGTCGCATATCCATTGGGGATAACCACATTAACCGGATAAGTAGCCTCAGTAGTCGTAACAGGATGTCTTACCCGCCAGATTAGCACCCCAATCTCCGGAAGTGCACACCATTCGAACGGATTAAGTCCGAAATCAATCTGCGACTCTTCGCCCGTAGGTGTAGTAACAACCTTTCCAGTTGTTGATAAGACATAGATTCCATTCACGTCAACCCTGGGGACGCAAGTTCTTATATTAAATCTTGCTGTCATATTATCCCCTCCTTACACTAAGCCGTTATAAGCGCAACCACATCCTTCGCGAGTAACCTGTACCTGCATTGGATTGCAACAGTTCGGATTCGGAACGAAATAAGCCGGGATAGGGCACGGAGACTTAAGCTGAGCTACAATGTTTGCAGTCTGAGCAGCCTGTGAAATACCTAATTCCAAAGCAGATTTTTCCTGACGCAAAGTATCAATCTTGCTCTGCATTTCGCGCATTTCAAGCTGACAGAATTTGTCATTGATAATTTGAGTCTGAGCATCAATCTTAGCGCCTAAGATGTTAAACTGTGTGTTAGAGTTGCCCGTCAAAGTATTAGTTTGATTAACAATAGCTAACTGATTTTCGTAACCCTGTGTGGTGATAGCGTTACGGACATCGCAGCAACATGAAGCAATCTGGCTCAACAACTGATTGTTACCGGACTGAATGGCATTGATGATCTGCTGAGAAGACAAACCAACCTGGTTACCCACGTTCTGAATCTGACCCTGAATCTGACAGATAGCATTTTGCAACTGTTGAGTAGAACAGTTCAGAGAGCTTGACAACTGACCTATAGCCTGTCCATTGCCTTGAATTGCATTCATAAGAAGTTCACGACCGGCGTCGTTGTTAAGTTCAGCAGGTAAACCGCCGCCGTTACGGTTATTGCCAAAGCCGTTACCATTGCCCCAACCGCCAAAGACGAAGAAAAGCAGAATGATCCAGATCCACCAACAACCACCGCCACCCCAAGCATCTTGATTGCCTTTGTTGTTCATCAAAGCTGCAACTAGATTAGGGTCTAACGATTTTCCGCCACCTCCCATTAGACTAGGAAGAAACGCCATGATGTCAAATTTGCTTCCACCGGAATTTCCACCTTCAGGAGTACCGATAAAATAATTTCTATCCATTTTGTATATCTTTTTTGTTGTAGCAGGAAATATTCCTTACCGATACAAAACTACAGATACACATCTAGTCTATAAATCAATGATTTCCTTGTGATTTCTTTATGTTTTCGTATTGTATTCTCAACATTTTCCCACGCTGTATTCGGTCGGAAAAACCAGATAAGATATAGTTTATCGAACGTTTAGTCTTGTTCGTCTGCAAAGCTATTTGAGAAGGATAAAAGCCGCGTTCGTAAAGAAGATGAACAAGCAAGTAACGAGCGTCGACAATTTCGGCTTCCTTGCTATTTGAAAGGATTTCGTTAGTTGATATCTCTGTTTCTTCTGAAACAATTCTTAATATTTCGGCAAAGATTTCTGATTTACACATAAAATTTGAATTTTAATTTTACCTTTGCCCTTGCTACATAAAACATACTATACAATGCAACAAAAGCGTAACCATTCGTGTTGAAGATATTAAAGTCCCCAACGTGCGAGTGGTTACGCTTGTGTATCAGTTTTATGTAGCAGTTAAACGGATACGTTGGGGGCTTTTATTTAACCTCTGAAGCCCCAGAAAAGAGGTGCTTATGAACAAAAAGCTATTTCTTTAGTTTATATATCATTTTACCAAGTACAACCAGAATTATTACGATCACAATACCTATAGCCCATCCTCCCAAATCAACCTTCACTCGTTGCCAGACAGTCAATCTTTTTTCTATTTCTATTGGATACGGTTCCCGGATAGTGTCAGTACGGTTTATATACACCGTGTCTATTCTGTCCTTGTACTTGTAGATGTACCTATACCGGTATTCAGTAACACTGTCGCCTTTATAGATAGTGGAAATTGAATCATGTACAAATACGCTATCAATCCTAACAGAGTTAAGATACACACTATCAGTCCTTATCGTTTCTACAGGTATATACTTAACCCGAATACCGCAAGAGGACATTGCGACAACAAATAAAACTGTTAATATGATATACCGGATTTTCATTGCTTAATGATGATCTGTTTTCTCTGTTCTCCCTCTAATTTCAATGACACATGCAAGAAATTCTTGTGCCGATAGAGAATAGCTTGATCGAACAGCAGGCCAGAATCTTCCAATGCTTCCAGTAAATCACCCGCTTTCCCGTCAATATGTAGATCTGCAGCTTCTCCTTTAACATGCTGGCTGGTTGGTACACCACCTACCGCCTTATTCAATTCAGGGCAACGGTAACCGGAATTAATCGATATTGATTTACCTATAGCTTCCCGCAATGGCTGTAGCAATTTTGCACAAAGATTAGTTATAGCAAGCTTCTCTCTCGACCCCGGTTCATTTTTGATGCCTTTGGCGATAGCTGTATCACTATGTACAAACTCTTCTAATGTAAAGTTTTTTGTAATGTTCATTTCTCTTTCTCTTTTTCTTTTTCTTTTGCCGTGATTAAAGCCTCTGTAAATGCGTCTTTCAGCATATCTTTGTTTAGTACACTCCCTATAAGAGCAGCTGATTTTGCAGCCTGTCTAAGCTGTTTTGCGTCCGCCTTTTCCCATATGGATCTAATCTCTGTGATAAGGATAAACACTGTAATCAAAGATGTTATAACCGGTATGTTTGTCAAAAAAGAGAAATGGATAAATTCCCAGAATTTGCAAACATAGCAGACTGCGTCAATACTCCATGCAATGCAGACACTCCCAGCATACAGGATAAATTTACTTACCGTCCGACGCATCCCATAAGAATTACGGTCTTCTCCTCGTAGTTTTGCTTTATAATAGCCTGATGCGAAATCCCAACTCATTGCAAAAAGGACAAGCACCAGCTCAAATATGGAGATGATAAGCATCCCCCTCATTTCCCAAATCATTTTTATTACCTCCATTTCCTAGTCGATCCTTTTATTGTACCCAGAGCACTAAAGAGTGCCCTGGATATACTTTAGTTAAGTATTTATGACAATCATTCTTCTTTGTTGTTCCGTTGTTCAAAAATTGATTTTGTATCGGATAATGCAGCGGTATAGATAGCTTCGCTGTCTTCGTCCGATATAGGTCTGTCGAACGAAATATTTTTGGTTCCGTCTGCATTGATTGTAATATACCCAAACCGGACATCAGCCTTTTTGACCGTTCCTGTTATTGATGTTACGTTCTGACCTTCGTCTTGAGCTACGTTATACTGTATATCGTAACCTGCAACGTTGTTTAGGTAAGTACTTTTTACCACTGATGTTACTTGTTCTAGTGCCATAATTATTCCTCCTCATTTTTAGTTTTTGATTCTTCGCCTGCTTTCGCCACGGCATCAACAAGAAATCTTTTTAATGCCGTTCCCAATAAAACCAACATAGTCTTAAAGTCTTCTTCTAAGATATCAATTGGTCCTTCCGAGTAATATATCTTTCTAGCCAACTCAGACATTGGGACACTTTCAGATGCCCTGTGAAGAGCATTCCCCATTCCTTTTCGCCAATCCTGTAATTCAAATTGGTCAACGCCAACTTCTACTTTTAACTCTTTAAAATTGATTCTTACTTGTTTCATAATTTAATTATTAATAGTTACCATTTTATTGAATTCCATTTCCAGTATTGACCATCATATATCATTAGGCTTATCTGCCCTTGCCCTGATGATGGCACACTACTATACGTCCTATCAGTATAAATACTCTTACCATTTCCGTTAAGAGTAATACCAGCGCCATTAATGTCGGCTATAAAGAAGACCTTGCCTACAGTGGGGTTACTAGGCATATTAACCGTTATAGCCGATTTGTTATAACACGATACAAAAACATCGCTATTTGTTAATGTAACAGACGTCGTCACCTGTCTAGTCTTAAACGCTAATCCCGCAAATGCACCTACAGTACTGATAGCAATATTATTAAAAGGTTGTTTGACATAAGTAATTGGCCCTCCTGGAGTTTCTTGGGTGGCAATTGAAGCATCTCCTACATCTATACGTATTCCGTAGTTAGTATCTTGACCATTCTGATGATTATAAATCCACATAGGGACATTAACACCAAAATGGCCCGGTGCAGCATTAACTCCATACCCCCCATAGATTTTGCCATCCTCTTTAGTAAAGGATATGCCATTAGAAGATATTGTAACTCGATCAGAATATATAGATGATTCAGAAATAGTAAAATCTCCAATTGTCCCTCTTACAGCAGCAAGACTAGTGGCGTAAATACTGTCTACATCAATTAGAGATGTAATAATATGTGATCCTGATATAATTGTATTTCCTAATTGAGCTTTCTCTACTTTATCCATATAGGCTAAAGCTTTCAATGATACAGAATTAGCCTTTCCATTAAATTCAGTCAACAAAGATGACGCAAGGTCATTTTTTGAGATAGAACTAGCATAAGCCAAAGAACCTAAAGCACTTGCACTAACCTTTCCATTTAATTCACTTTGTAGAGCAACACTCATCATACCCTTTGTTATCTGATCTTGCCAAGCCAAATCTCCCAACGAAGATGCATCTGCCTTTCCATTAATTTTGTTATTGACCGTCGTATAATCCGACAGCATGCTAAATGAGACGGCACCGACAAGGTTTATTCGGTTAGCTTGTATTAAAACACCATCAGTACCTACGTTAATAGCGTTAACTATCGCTTTGCCACCTTCCATCTCCTTTTTGGCAAATATGGTAGTACCATCAGCCGCAGTTATCCAACCAGATGTTTCGATTGTATTGTTTATCGTATTTACCTTTTCTACTGTAGCTGAAATACGATTACTTTGAATAGATAATTCCGCATTTGTAGCATAAATACCGAGATCCGGTTTATCCGTCAAGTTTTTGTATCCTGATCCGGATTTTATAGTGAGGTGAGCCGCTACAATCTCCCCATCTACAAGGTTGAAATATGTTTGACCGTCAGAACTAGCAATCACGCTAGTCGTAATACTTCCAGGCAACACTTCTGTAAATCCATAGACATTCCGATAGCTTCTTTCTCCCTCATATTCGCTTGATAAAGTACCAACCAGAAAATAGTAATATCCGTCTCCCGGATCCATCTTATAGGCAGTCTTGCTCAAAAGAAATGATCCAGTCGTCCCCGTCTTTGAACATTTCGCATAGAAATACATCGCAGCCGTTTCGTCTAAGGCGGGTGATGTGTATGACGACATATCCCAAAACTTATAGTCTGAAGGCTTATGTGTTGGAGATATCTTGTCAATACCTAATGTCATGTGCTGGAGTATCGTAGCCGGAGCCGTAAAGACTTTCGTCTTCTGGTTGTAATCAAAATTAGGTATCGTTTCTACCGGATTTGTTTTATTGTTTACAAAGCGAAATTGAAGACTTTCTGATCCTACCTGTAAAGACATTGTCTGGATATAAATAGGATTGATAGCCTCTGAAAAACCGTCAATGGCGGCTTCCAGCATCTTGCCTGTTTCCTCCAAATCCCTAAACCTCCTTTTCGTTAAGGATATTGAACCTTTATACCTATTTTCATCAACAACTTCATTTGAATCAATCTTACCTAAATCTGTAGAAATAGAGCCTCCCACCGGCACATTAGAAAGTTCAATAACAGGGGCGTGAGGCTTATTTATGTAGTCCTTAACCGAAGTTATACGAATTAGTATTCCGTCAGGTTGAAACTGGGTATCCGAAAACTGGATATATCCACCTGGTACTATTTTTCCTCCTATTTCCAACCATTTGTTTTTAGCCCATATGGGATCTAGCTCACCTGTAAAGCTAAATTTCTCCTCTTCGTTCTCATAAAAGTACCTAACGGCCTCCTTAAACATCTCCCATGACGCTCCAGTCTGAGTTGCATCATCTTGGATATATGCCTGTGGTAGCTTGATATTAAAGATTGCATATTTATCCCCGATCGCCGGTTTTAAATTTTCGTTTGGAAGAGTAACACCATCTTCCTCGAGCGGGACAAGTTTGAAAGTCCTTGTCGCATGATCATAGCCAGTCAGATCAGTGTCTGTCTGGACAATATCAAACTCTCTTTCTGCCAATACGCCAGTCTGAAATATCATCGTAGCTTTTTCTCCTGCAATTCGGCAGTCACGATAATTTAGGTCTTCGGGTATCGTGGTATCAACAATATTGTAAAACGTAACAGGATTGCCAGCATCGTCTTTACCCTCTTCTGTAGTTAAAGCGGTAACTTCGCCAACCCTGGAAGGATAAATATTTGAAGCGTCATAACTATCTTCGTTATACTGAGACACTTCTTTATCCGCTCTGGTGATATACATACCATCCTTATCCGTCTTGTATTTACGTCCTTCGTATTCAAGCTCTTTGGATTTAGGCAATAACAGATATCGGCTGTTATATGTTGCCAGATCGATATTCCTATCGCCTCCCTGCACAAACAGCATGTTTAGCGGTGATTTATCACCTTGGTTGGCTCTTCCTACTCCTGGTCTAAAGCCATTTCCCTTACCATATGATAAAGCTAGAGGCTCAGTCTTAAACTTCTCGACCTTACGTAAATGGATGGTCTTACCGTCTATTTCCCATTCTGTGTTAAATTCTTGTGCTAGCCTCCCAAGTACATCGTAACAATACTCATGGTTAAACGATAAATATTTTTCCGTTGCTACAATACAATCCCCTACAGTCCACCCCGAATCTCTCAAATTAAGATTGTCCACAAGCAGCTGGAGGAACATTTTGGGTTTGGCTGTTAGAGTAAATTTAAGCTGAAAGGGAATATCAGAAAGAGACTTATATTTGTATCTTTTGAGTATTTCCTGATTACTGCCGAATGTTATTGTATACTCAAAATTTCTTGTCCCATGCTTTTTAAAATTATCCGGTCTCCATAAGGTATATCTTTGTCCTTGATACTCTATATATGATCCGACAGGAATAGTTGCATATTCCGGGAGACTAAGATTTAGAGTAACAGAGTTATCCCCCATTATCGCCCGGTTTCTGACGCTGGAATCGTTAACCTGAACATCAAATAATACTTCGCCTGTTTTATCGTAGATAATCATATTTCGATATTTTACGATAAAATTATCCGATACTTCTGTTTACAAGAAATATCGGATAAAGAGAAACGTAACAGTTACACAAGTGTGACGATATTTTTTTTATTTGAACAAAACAGCCAGAAAAATAGCACTTATAGCCGCTATCTCAACCCAAAACATAGGTCTGCTTTGATAAAATTTATACCAAAAGTTCCCTTCTTTTTCTTTTACTATATACAACGCTGTGTATCCGATATATCCCAGCCATACAACAAGCATATACCATGCGTTGAAAGCAACCCATAATTGCGATCCAACAACACACATTAAAGCTCCGGCTAGATGTATCTTTCCTTCAAATTCTTCCTTGAAATTAGGAGCCGCTCCAACCATAAACATGCCTACGCATGCCAAGAAAGCAAGAAACTCTGTTCCCGGTTTACTTGCCTCTAATATAGAAGGCATAAGTAACCCTGCTGTCAACCACATGGTAGCTAAAAACCAATACGGATGCTCTAATTTATAAAATGTTGCACTAATTGAATAAGGCACACCCTTAGCTTTAATACACACCGCAATGGTGTATCCGGTAATAATCAATAATGAAATAATTTGTAGTATCATGTTTTTAATTTTAAGTTAGTCAATCCACTGGTCTCACGTATAAATCAACCAAATCCTTAAGTTTTGAATAAACAGGATCTATTGATCCCCTATAACAAAAATACTTCATACGAACTCCATCGTCCAACTCTGTATAGTATTTGTCCTGCTCTAGTGCCATCCCCGAAGCATATAACTTTGGATCAAACTCTGTTCCCTCATGATTTTCGTCCAAGCGTTCATATAATGCTGCGGTATCAATCGAGGGAGGGTATATTTCTAGTACAGGATTAATTGGTTGTCTAACTTTCCACAACCAATCATTGTATAGCACACGGTTACCTATTTCCAACTTACCACCGATAAAGTCTATCCATTCTGCGTGTCCGTATTTATTCTTTATCGCTGTTATATCATCCATAGTCATAGCAGAGATAGTCATACGGTTAACTCTCAATACCTGTACTTCCGGATCATGTTGTTTTTTATAATCAATAGCCGATTGTAATTCCTCCGTTGTTCTGTGGATTACATCCGGAAAAACAGCCACAGAGATTAATTCAACCTCTTCAACTGTTGTTGCATTTTGAATGGCTTTTATCAGAGATTCAATGACTTTATTACACTTTTCATCATAATCTGCCATCTCGTTAATAGCTTCGACAATTATATTTGACGGGTAAGCCACTGCATTAATGGTAATACTTTCTTTCCTGGAGCATTTATCTTTCATGCCTAATCTATCAGCTACATGGATATCATTACCATCAAGATAGTAATGACGAATATCTTGATTATATACCTCTATTTGTTTGATATTTTGCGCAGTTTGCAACAACTCCTCAGGGGTTGGTTCAGGCTCTGGTTCCGGATCAATAGGTTCTGGCGTTAATAGCATATTATAAACCTCTTCCGGAGTTGCATCAGGATGATCATTATAAAACGACTCTTGATCTGCACTCAATTTTAACCAAGCGACTTCATTGTTGATAAAGTCTTCCCAAGTGTATACTACTACATTATCTTTAATATTTAACTCTTCTTCAATCTCTAAAAAGAAAGGGATTCCGTTGTTATGTCCTATGTATATCATATTGTTGTAATTATATTTCTAATCCATTGCCATTATTATAATATTTTTGAATCTCAGATTGAGACAAAGCCTTATCCCATATCATAACTTGTTGTATATATCCGTTAATATTACGAGAGGAACTATATGTATCACGACCTATCCGCGTGTTACTCCTAAATTTCAGATATTTATAAGCACTGCCATAAGTAAATTTAACGGATTGTTGCACGCCATTGATGTAACATTTAATAGAACTGCCATCGCTGGTAAATGTATACAACTGCCAATTTGTATATGTACCCCAATTCCAGCCTATCTGACCATTATTATTTTCAGTGGCCATTAATGCTATTGCATTACGGGAGTCGTACATGTCAAAATAAAAACCGTAAGTATTAACATTTGACGTCCTGCTAAATATTATAGCTGATCCATCTACTAATGATAAGCATTTTACCCAGGCTTGTACTGTATACTGATATAATGTTTTATTTAGATCAACTCTAATATTCGCACTATTAACTAACTTTGCACATTTCTTGCTAAACTTACCTGTTTCATATGTTATTGATCCGTCAGCTGTTCCGTTTACGCCTCCTACAGCATCTAACAAGTTTCCATCGAGTTTCCACAGATGAAGTAACCCGTCAGGGTAGATAGACGTCAAGACAACAGACAATATTTGATTACTAGTCACCGTAACTGAGCCTGATCGGCTTGTATATCCCGACTTAGAAACCGAGTATGAGTAAGTCCCTTTTTTTAACTCAAAATACGCATATCCCGAACTATTTGCCGTCTGCGTTACTCCGTTAACAACCACGGTCGCTCCGGCGGTCGTATACACTGTGAGAGTATACAATTTTGATTTCCCCATAAACCTTCTTCTGCTCATACACCCTCCTATTCTTGTTCTAGTTTAGCGATCCACCATTGTCCGTTGATTCCTTCAAAATGAAACTCTACCCGTTTTCCAGCAGGACACGTATAACTACTCCCACACATGCTTACATAGTTGCCAGAAGTGGGTATAGTTATTGTACGTGCTGCTGAGCAATATATTTTGACCGAAAAACTTTGACCGTTATAAGCTGCTCCTGCATTGTTTGCAGACAATGATCCATTAGCTGTCAATGCTACATATATGACTTTTTTAGTCACATCTAGATTTGAAATAGATGAAGCGGTAGCATACGAATCAACCTTATCCAACTTAGCTTTATCGGTTGACGACATAAGCCCGTTTGCAGAAGTTGTTGCAACACCATAAGTCGTATTTGTATCCGTCCACGGGACATTAACATACATTTTCCCGCTACTATCCAAAGTGACAGCATAGTTTTTACCATTTGTGGAGTAACCTATCAAAACTCCACCCCTCGTAGAAGAGGAAGCCTGTGGCAAAGAATAATTGTTTGCACCGGTAGCAATACCATCTAATTTAGATTTATCACTACTACTCATTAGACCATTAGATGACGTAGTGGCGACACCATAAGTCGTATTTAACCACGGTACATTAACAAACATCTGTCCACTAGAATTCAGCTCTACTGGATAATTCTTCCCTGACTCCGGATAGCCTATCTTAACCAATCCTAAAACAGAAGATGTTGCTTGACTGTAGGTGGTATTAGGAGTAGTAATGCTCACATTGCTAGACCCATTAAATGCAGTACCATTAATAGTTAGAGTTCCTGTCGTTTTGTTTGCAGATACAGCAGTACCTCCGCTTGGTAAAGCACCTACTTCCGAAGCAGTATACGTAGGTTTAGTCGAAGCCTTAGCCCATGCACTTACGTCTGATGCTGGAGCTGTTATATTTATATTTTCGGTTCCGTCAAAACTTACACCATTTATAGTCCTTGGAGTGGCTAGTTTATTCGCCGCGACAGCAGTTCCTCCACTAGGCAATGCCCCCACCTCCGATGCCGTATATGCCGGTTTTGTAGCAGCTTTTGCCCATGCCGGAACATCTGATGCGGGCATAGAGGTTGGTTTGTTTTTAATAAAAGATGGAAGCTCCGTATTTGTTACGGTCCAATCCGATTGCGCCTGAACAGGGGCGGTATATTCCACAAAGGTACCAACAGCACTATTATCTGAGGTAGGTACAAACAAATACTTTTCACCAGCTATAAGTCCGTTCTCCTCCGCAGAAACGTTGCCCGATCCTTTTCCCGGTTGCCCCTGAGGGATACTACCTCTAGGCTCATATATCGGCTCACCTGCATCTGTCTCTCCTATTTTAGTAAAAACCAACGAAACTTCAGAGTCAGGACTTCCAGTTTCAATATTCCCTCCTTGAATAATAGGAGTAAAACCTTGTGGGCCACGTTCAATAACAAAGTTCAACTTGTATTTGGGATTACCATTTGGGTCAACACCATCTTCTGAGATTGTTACATTGGCTTCACCTAAAGAAACATTACCTATACCAAACTGCGGAGTCTTACCGGTAAAACCAATTGCTCCGGACATATCAACAAGAAATCTAAAGCCTGTTTCAGTCCGAATGTAAAGTTGAGCATTATCCGGGTCTTCAACATCATTGGTGTTTATTAAAACAAAATCTCCTTCTTTGATTTCCGGATTATCCAAATCCGCATTCATGGCTGAAATAGAAGGGTAAACCTTTTTAATAGAGAATGCATCTCCTTTAACAAAGATATCCGTCTTGTCGTAAGCTTTTGCCTCTTTGTTCCATTTATACACATGGTAATCGGCTCCTATATAGGTCGGATGATCAGCTGTGTCTTGAGCATCGGCAGCGGCCCCCTTAGCTGCTAATGCTTGCTTATCTGCTTCCTGAGCGGACTCTTCTGCCATCCTTGCCGCAGTATCTGCATTTTGTGTCGCGGTAGTTATTTCCTGCATTCTGGAAGTGAAGGTCTTGTCACGCTCAGAATCAGCCAACACCCTTGCTTCTTCCGCTTTTGCATGAGCAGCGGCAGCTTCGGCCTGTTCTTCTGCTGCGGCAGCTTGCTCTTCCGCGGCCTTCTGACGTTCAGCCTCTTTAGTTTGTCTATTTTGTTCCTGTCTCTGAACCTGAGAATAAAAGCTCTCCCGGGCTTCTTCTTGTCTCTCCACGGTAGTTTCCAACTGACGAATATCACCGATTGCCTTGTTTGCGTTCTCGGTAATCTCATTCATCTGTCCGCGAACTTCTGCTGCCGCATCCGTTGCCGGTTGCCGGTTGTAAGCAACATATTGTTCATAAGTTTTGCCAGCGTTACCAGGCTGTTTCAGCCACAGTTCATAGGCACTCTCTCCTTTATTCCCCTTTAGCAGCTCCATCGATGCATGGGCGCTCTCATTCGTCAATTTATCAAATCCCAAAGCGTTAAAATTTGAGAGATTGGAGCTTGTCATAGCTTTTGTATCTGACGCTTTCTTTGGCGTCAATCGTTTATTCTCCCCCATATACGTTCATATCTATATAGTTTAAACCATCTTCTGTTATAATCAATGCGCCATCTTCTGCCGCCAATATATATTGTCTGCCTTCAATGCGGAATGAGATAAATCCAAGTGTAAGACTAAACTCTATCATTACATGATTCTTGGACGAACGAATCTTAAAGTTGCCGCTTTTCTTGTAGTACACCGGATAAGTGATACCTGTAAATTCGACATACAACATCTTTTCTCCCGGCTCTATCATTCTCGCGAAAAAGGCATTGTAGCAATTCCAAAAATTATCCATATTTGATGCAACAAACAGGCATTTCAAGGATACATCCATACTGTTAAACACAAGCGTTCCGGTATCATATATCTGGCCATCTATGACGCTTATATCATTTCGTATTAAATTCTGTTTGACTACTGGAGATTTGGTTATTTCGTCCAATCCTCCATAAACTTCTACCCCAAAGGAGTTAAAATTTATATCATCAATGTAATATCCTGAATCTTTAACCCATGTACCAGGCGAATAAGACACAGGAGTCAAAGAGCGATCCGGATGATCTATCGTAAACTTTAACCCGAATGCTCCAGCCTCTTTTATGACTTTATTAGATGTCTGACTGGATAATCTAAAAGACCACTCCTTTCCATAGTCCGAAACACTTATTGTGTGATAACCTGGTTCGCTGACTTTAGCTATCAAATCATCGGGATTATCAGCAAAAAAAGTAAGAGAAACCTCTGTAGCTTGAAGATGTATGGTCTCTAAATCGACTTCTAGTCCATCCTCTTCCGGCCAATCATTTGCTTCCGGCTCCTTAATGGCTGGAAAAGTAAATAATGAATCCAACCCATCAGTTATATTTGCCCCATAAGCCGAAAAAATATCTATGCCATCTATGTATACGTCTCCTCTCATCGCTTCACGTATAAACCGTTTATTCTCACATAACTAACATCTTCATTTATCCCCTTTGTATCGGATCTGATTGTCTTTAGGATTGCACCTATATCTTCCGTATTATCCGCAATCCTATTATTGATATTTTTTATATCACTGGACAATTCTTTTATTGCTTCTACATTCTTCCAACCATCGTAACTCTGCCGGGTAAGATCTTTGATGCTGCCTGCAATATCGTATGATGATGTTGTCATTTTATCCAGGTAGATAAGGCCGGCAGTAAATTTACCGTCCAATTTTTCGCCAGTATCCTGAGACATGGATGCCAGCCCTTTGGCCTGCGCTGATCGGGTAGCATCCGCGTCTTTAAATAGATCTGCCAACTCAGGTAATTTCATAAGATTGTCCATGAAAGCATTCCCTTCCTCGCCAATTCTCTTAATCCACTCCTGATAATAGTCCATCTTTCCGGGTTCAAATAAAGTACCGGCTTCTGCATCAGACTGAAAAGATTCGAGGAATGGCTGTAAAGCTTTTTCTAAGACTTTTGCCTCTAATGCTTGCAAGATCGCTTTTTTGAACACTTGTTTGGTAAAATCAGCGGCGTCCTGTATATCAAATTTACCATCTTCAAAAGCGCTCTTGATAGACTCTTTCAAACTGTCAAAGGTCATACCGGAAAGATATTCCTTGAATGCTTCTGCTTGATCAACGAGCATCTGGTCTATTTCGGCTCCTTCTTCTTTGAGTTTTTGAAGTTCTTCGAATAATTCTTTCGCTTTTCCATCCAGTTTGTTAGACATGTACAACGCCTCTATCTCATCATAGGTTTTCCCCATGAGAGATTCATATTCGTTCCATGTCTTAGCCTTCCGGAACCATGTTCCATGTTTATATCCTACACCAGAAATATAGCTTTCCTGCTGTAGCTGCTTCATTAAGGTATTAACCTGAGCATCAATAGTCTTCCTCTGCTTGTCAAGCTCAGCAGTAATACGGCTATTGTAAGATATTGATGTCTCACCAAGCTGCTGCTCCAGACGGGCGCGTTCGCGAAGCAAGGCTTGGTATTCCATTTCGCCTTTATGCACTTCGTCATAAAACTTCTGCTGCTCTGCCCGGGCTGCGGCATTCATCTCTTTGACCTTTTTCCCTATTGAGAAAACAGAACCGATAGCCCCTAACGCCCCTGTAATAATACTTGCAGGTTTTGTAAAATCAATGCTGGCGATGCTTCCCAGTACGTTAGACAATCCGCTTAGTGCAGGTATATCAACCCCAATTTCCTGCAGCATGCCGTCCAACGATCCAAACACTTGAGATAATTGATCAGCCCCTTCTAGCGCGGATTTTAATGCTTTCGTCAAAGCTTTCTTCTTCTCTATGTCACTAGAGGCAGCATCATACTCTTTTATGTATTTTACCAATTGGGCAAAAGGATTGACACCAATAACATATTCCTTTGCCTTATCTAATTGATCAGTAACGGCCTTTAAATTAATCGGATCAAGTTTAGCATTTTTCAATTGCTCGCTAATTGTATCAATCAGCTCATTGACTTTCTTTGTAGACAAAGATTCCATGTCGTTAAATAGAGTGGTCCAATCCTCACTATTCATGATCTCATCTACTTTGATCTTGCCAATAGATTTCTCCCGATCCTTCTCCAACTGTGCGAGAGCTGCGTCTATTTCTTTACCGTTCTGTTCCGTTCTTTGCTTTTCTAAAGCAGCTTTGTCCTTGTCAAACTCTTCTTCTGCTTTAATGCGCTGAGTCGTGTAATTCTGATATTTTTTAAGGCTTGACTCTAAAAAGTTTTGCTCTTGCCTATCTCTCAAATCTTCGATAGACTTGAGCATTTTGGCAAGGGCTTCCAGTTCTTCTTGGGGCAACTGGGAAATAGATTTAATAGTTGGTTCAAATATCTTACCTTCCTTTTCCCAATTTGGATTAGCGGCTTTCCATGCTTTTTCTTCAGCATCTTGCTGGACTTTTACAAGTTCATTACCAAACTTGGTGACTTCGGCTATTTGCCTCTGATAATTAAACTGGATTTGAGCAAGAGTCTTGTCTGCCCCCTCTTCCATTGCGTTTATCTTGTTCTGCTCTATCTTCAGTTCAGCCTCTACTTCTTTTTCCGATATCTTTTTCTGAGCTTCTTCTATTTCTCTTATCCTGTTGGCTACTTGGACTTTTTGTCTGTTAGCATTTTCTACTTTAGTTTTAATCTGATTATTAAGTTCTTTTTGTTGACTCAGCAATTCTCTATTTTTTGCTGCACGTTCCGCATCAAGCTTGTTTATTTTAGCTGTAGCTTTTGCCTCTTCATCCTTTGCCTGAGCATTCGAATGAGAGAGTTTATTTGTCTCTGCAATTATATCTCTACTTTCTACAGCCAGCTTTCTTTCTTTTTCATATACTTGATTAATAAGAGCAGAAGCCTCCTTTGAAGCCTTCAATCTCTCTTTTTCTGTCAAGGAAGAGTCTTGACTTCTTTCTCTAAGTTCGTTGATTTTAGCTTCTAATTCAGAACGTTCTACCAGCCATTTTCTTTGTTCAATAGCCAATTCATTTTCTCTCTTCGCCAAGGCCGAACCTTCTTTTGCTTTCTTATTAGTTTCTGCTGCAAATTTCAAAGCCTTTTTCCCGGCATCTTCAATACCGGTTATATGTTCAAGCCAAGCATTTCCTAAATCAGCAAAACCTTGTTTATAATCTCCAGAGAAAATTTTCATTATAGCTTCGCCCGCTTTCCCCAAAGCTTTCAAACGGACCATAACTTGGTCTTTTAAAAAGTCCGATAAATCCTGAAGCGCCTCTTTGGGCTTTGTGAAAGCATTAAATAGCCACTCTCCAACATCGTCAACAACATCAAGGATAGAATCTAATGTTTGCTTAAAATAGGCGCTAGAAACGTTTAACGCATTCTGTCCCTCTTCGGTACGTGTAAACCAAGAGGACAAAACAGCCAAAGCCGCAACAATTGCAGCTAGAGCCGCTCCTATAGGAGTAGCAATAAAGGCCAATGAGGCTTTAGTTAAAGTTTTGATACCTGACGCCGCAGCCCCAATAGGACCAGGTAAAGCAGACGCCGCATCAAGAGCACCATTCATTGCCGAAGATAAGTTATCCAATGCACTAGAATAATTACCCACATTACGTTGATGGTTACCTATTGAAGCGTCTAGTTTCTTGATTTCAGTATCTAACTCCTGGATGCTTTTCAGCAATGATTTTCCAAATGTAGAATTTCTCTCTTCGGCATTAAGCGAACGATAAGTAGCTCTCATTCTACCTAAAGCCTGTGCCATCTGGTCCATTGATCCTTCTGCTGCTTGGTTAAGCTTGATGTCATTCTCTATAGATCTTCTTAGAGAGGATATGGATTGTTTATGTTCCATTTCGGCCTTTGACAGTTCGGTTCTTAACCTTTTTTGCTCTTCGGTCGCCTTGCCATTCGCTTTTTCCTCCTTTGTCAAGTCTGCAAGTTGCTTTTTGACATCGTCCAATGCAGCCCTTTCTCTTAATAGCCGTGTAACATTATTTTCAAGCGAACCATTCACCTCTAATATGGCACGATTTAATTCTTCAAAAGCCATTGACTGCTCCTTCGCAGATTCAGCCGCCTGGGATTGAGAAGAAGACGTTTCTGAGGGTGTTTTTGTTGTTGCAGTTGTAGTAGGAGGAGCCGTGTTAGAATAATTATTTATTTGCTCACTCAAATCCTTGTATTGCTGAGCCAATTTAAGCAATGCAGCCTCTTGCGCTTTTACGTTGTTAATAGCATCTTGTGCCTGTAGAGCTTGTTCTTGTTTTAATTTACGTATTTCTTCTACAAGTTTTTCTATCTTACTCTGTTCCTTATTGATGTCCCCAATGATGGAAATACCTTCCGGACTGTCAGCCTTAAAGCCTTTTACCAAATCTTTCAAAGCATCAATCCTGGCATAGGCTTCATCAACTTCTTTGTAATTTGCTTTAATTATAAACTCTATAGATGGCATGCTTGTAACTTTTTAGCCAAAGTTATCAAGGTCCTAGAGGGTGGTAAAATATTTCGGGAGGAGAAACGTAACAGTTTGAGTACTGTCACAAATTAATTCTGATGGAGGGTTTTAAGGGTGGGGAAATAAAAAAAGCCGGGGATTAGTCCGGTTCTTGCTCTTCTGTATTGTTTTTGTTTGATAATAACAAGAATATCATTAAAAGGGCTTATAGCACCTTATAAGTCTTCATAAATTCTTAATGGCAAATACATTCTTCTTGTTGGTTTACATATATCATTATTGGTTTGATAAATAAAACCATTTTTATCATAGAATTTATTTGTTCTGGGATTATTAAGAGAATCAACTGTGATGAACTGACATCCGCTTATTTTGTACTCAATAAATGTATTAGTTACAAAATTAATAATAAAAGTACCAATACCTCCACTTTGTAAGTCTTGTCTCACTGCTAAGTGACCGATATTTATAGCAGGGAAAGCGGATTGTTTTTCAAATGTATCTATATATTCTTCATTAATAATCTTAGAAGAATCTAATATAAAATCTTCTTTTTCTTCTTCAGTAGATAATACCACTGTGTCATGAGCTAAAGTAAACAGTGCTATGATTAATTCATTTTGATCTTTGACGCAATACGCAGTGACATACTTATATTTCATGCAAAGACATACTTCTTTATGAAAGAATCTATCTAATTCAACATCACCACATGAGAAGTCTGAAAGATCATCTGTAGAACAAAGCTGATGAACTGAATAATTAATATCCAAGGATGGGATTTTTACCTCCATTGTTTCGCCTTACAATTTGATCTACTCTTTTCATTTCAATTTTACGGGACTCAATCTTGTCTTTTTCTTCATCCGTAAAATCCCTTGTTACGCATTTTCGCATAACCTCTCTAAAGCGCTTTACATCATCAACGCTAACTCTTGGATTTGGAATTGTACGAATCATATCATTATGATTTAAGTTGGACTTTATAATTACGTAACAAAGATACGTATCATAAATGCCAAATGCAAGACTTTTTTAATCCATATTAAAACAAATTAAATGTAATTACAAATATACTCATCTTGTGGATAATATATTGTCAATTAAAAACATTCATTCTCTTTCCCTCTCACCAAAAGCCCGGTTCCCCGGGCCATATCACATCTGGTACGACGCTTCGTAGGAATTGCCGGAGGAGGGGTAGTTCTAAAGGGGAAAAGATAACTTAATCAACTTTTCCCATATAAGTAACTTTGTAATTATCTATATCTATGTTATAATAATACTTATTCAGGAGTCTATCCTGTTTTACTCCGGATATAGGATCACTCTCTCTTTTCATCTCACTATACACATATTTGATATTGTTGCCGTCAAGATAAGTAGTATCTACACTGTATACAATGTTTTCTTGTCCGAAATAATCCCCCTGAGGCTTCAATTCTTCTTTATCAAACTCTTTTATCAACTCCCAATTTTTAAGGTTGACGATCTTGTATGGTTTAAAATATTCATCATTGGATATAACAGGAGCAACAACTTCGTCCTCTAAAAAGATCATTATATCTTTGTTGTAATAACTTCCCAAAAAAGACTCTTCATTGTTTCCCCACTCTCTAGTATAAAGTATTTTGCCTAGATCACCTACAACATAAAAAGTATTTCCAATCTCTATATTACTTCGAATGATTAAGTATCTGCCATTTGAAGATTCCACATGATAATTAAAAATATTGTTGCTGCTAGGGGCATCAAACATATCTAACAGATTACATGTATTTACGTCTATAATAGATGCAAACTCCTTTAGATTTTCAGAACCTAAGTCTAACGAGTTTGAGCAAAAGCCTCTGACAAATAAATATCTATTATCTGTATACAAAAAAGAAGTTGAGTTGAAAAAAGAATACTTCCAAGGAGAAATAGGATTAAAGTCAGATGAACAAACCTCTTTCCCGTTCGCATCAAATTTGGAGATCCATGCCTTATGATTTCTTTCGCCAAGTACTATCCTGTGTTGATTCAACTCAATAAGTTTTCCAATTGAGTTAATATTCTCTCTCTGAGTGGGATTAAGGTTATTGCCTTCTAAAAACTGTTCAATAGAGCTTAGGGTTGGTATCTCTATAGGCATTGCCTCTTTTTCATCTTCTGAACATGCGCTAAGCAACAAGGCCATCATTGAGATGGCATACAATATCTTCTTCATTTTACTATAGGTTAAGTTTACGGTGCAAATATGTTGATTATTAAAAAGAAAAGCCCGGAAAACCGGGCTGATATAAAATTTATTTACTTTCTGATTTTTCAAGTTCTATTTCTAAATAGGTGTTATCCCATTTACATGCTTTCTGAGTACCTAAGTCAATACCCCATGCAATAACATTTAGTAAGTTGATGCAGGCAATAGGATTGAAGGTTGCATTTAACAATAAAGGTAACGGCTTAAATCCCTCCTTCTTTGCAACAAGCTCTTTAGAAGAAAGCTTCTTTTTGATTCTAACAGAGGTTTCTCCAGTCTCTCCAATTGTTGCAATTTTTTGACCATTGTCATAAATTCTTGTGTCCTTAGGGCCAACAAACGTAATTGATTGTGTAGATTTAGTAAACAATGTACAACAGCTTGACATTGAAATACATAATACTAGCGTGCATAAAATCTTTTTCATATAAATAATATTTAAAGTACTTTAACGATACAAAAATACCTTGCTAACTCAACATAGCCAAGATAAATTGTAACAAAATGATAAAAAAGTGCTGTAGAATATGTTTTTTAGGCTTATTGAATAGATTTCAGCAGATTTTCTATGTCTTGACGTGACTTTATCTCGTAAATAGTCCCTTTCGCCTTAATGAAGCCAGAAATTTCGCTTTCCCCGGGAGATTCGGTGAAAAGTTCCCAGACTTCTACATTAAGAGCATTAGCCACCTTTTCTAAAGTACCAACTGTTGGATTGCCTTTTAAAGAAGCTCTTAATGCAATATCGGTGACACCTACTTTTTCAGCTAACTCCTTTTGCAATAGTCCTTTCTGTTTGCATATATCTTTTATTCTTAATTCCATAATGTATAATATATGTTTTGTACGCCGCAAAGTTATTCATAAATATGACAAAAACAAATATTATATCATTTACCCGTTATGTTAAATTATAGTTAAATATTATGTTCCATCATTCAAAAACAAATAATATATATTATGTTTGCAACACAAAACAAACGATATAACATTTACAATTATGGCAACACAGAAATACAACAAAAGCGAAATCATGAAATATGCTCATACATTATATAAGGAATGTAAGCAGTACGGTAGGACGTTCGGATCATGTTTGAAACAAGCATGGGGTTCGGCTAAGAACATGGTCCGCTTGGCTGAACAGAGAGCAGCTTTTCAAAAGCAGATGGAAGAAAGAAAGCATAATGTAGTATTGTCTCATGTTGGCATGAGTAGCTTGTATGCAAACCGGGCTTACTCCGGTGATTAATCAGATACTATAAACTATTTAATATATAATTCGTATGAAAACAAGAGCATTAAAAAATTTTGGTCACATTTCGGAAACTGTTACGTTTCTGAGGGTAAAAAATTGGGTTGGACATTTGGTGCTTCATAATTTTGTGTTATGAGATTTGACGGTTACGTGGCAGTTACCGTAATAAGACATTCGGGCTCTATCTGAGTAATCATTCAACTGCCACAATAGGATGATGAAAAGGTGGGGCCTTCTTTTAGCAACAATTTATAAACACATAATTATGAAAACTAATCAGATTTTAGAGAGACCGATGGGAAACTTCAAGGTCTTGCAGAGAACAAGTGATGGATATTTCGACGGGAATGCGCTTTTGAGACAATGGAATAATACTCCAGGCAATGAACAAAGAAAGATGGATGAATTTTTAGAATCCAAGAGAACAATTGAATTTATTGATGCTTTGATCGAAGAAGAGAGAGAAAATGGTTTAGGGGAAAATTCCCCTAAAATTGATAATCAGGCATTTAAGAAATCAAAAGTAAAGACAGAAGGAAAGGCTGGGAGACCGCAACTGCAAGTGTGGATGCATCCAATGTTGTTCATCAAATTTGCGATGTGGATAAATCCTCGATTTGAAGTAAAAGTCATTCGTTTCGTCTACGACCAACTTATCCAGTATCGCAATGATGCTGGGGATGCATATAGAGAAATGAACAGCGCTTTAAAGACAATCGTTCATCCAAATCTTTTGCAGGCTGCAATCAAAAATGTGGCCAGAGCATTAAACTACGTTGTTTATGGCGCCCATGAGACCGGCATGAGAAACAAGGTAGGAGAAGAATTGAAAGCGAGAGAATTATTGGAGTTGGAAAGAGATGTTGCCAAGTCTATTAAACGCGGCTTCATCAAGACTTACGACGAATGCATGAACTTTCTTAGAAGAGAGTATTATGAAAGAAATAAATTGCCAAAAGAACTTATGGCATAAAACATGTCTTCTATTAAATAAAAATCCGCATTGGCGATACGTAGTCACCTTTGCGGATAATCAGAAAACAAATCATAGTGCAAAGTTATGGAAAATACTGAATTAACAAACAGCGGATTTTATTATTTTGACTACAAAGGAGCAAAAATACCTTACTGTAAGTACGAAAAACGTATTTATGTCGAATGTAAAGGATTGAGCACAGTTGTTGGAACCGGTGTAGCCGTATGGCTTAGGGATAACCGGGAAATAGTTAATAGCTATGCATCCAGCCATAACATGAAGGTTAATAAATGCATCATAGGCGCAACAATATTGGTACTCGAACTTGCCTTGATGTATTTCAGATCCTTTAATAGTGAATTGGCGGAATGGATGGAAAGCCAGGGGTTAACTTTCGGAGAAAAACCTGAAGTGAAAATTGTATCTGATAAAGTAGAACTTATCCAAACAGCTACGCTACTAGGTAAACAGATCGATGTTTATGGATCAGCTGAAAAACCGTTGTTCTTGGCTAGAGATGTAGCTGAATGGATTGAATATGGATTAGATAAAGTTGGTCAAATGCTAAACTCTGTAGATGAAGATGAAAAGCTGACCACTATAATATATCGGTCAGGTCAAAATAGACAGGTTTGGATGCTAACAGAAAACGGACTATATGAAGTACTCATGTTGTCTCGTAAGCCTAAAGCCAAAGAGTTTAAGAAGGGCATCAAAGAAATCCTGCGAACCATACGAACAACCGGAGGCTACATGGCAACAAGAGAAGACGATACCCCTGATGAGATTATGGCCCGCGCCTTGCTCGTTGCTCAAGAAACATTGAAGAAGCGGGAAGAACGGTTGAAACAACTTGAAGCCGACAATCAACAAAAGGAATCCCAGATCGCCAAACTCCAACCAAAAGCCAACTTCGCAGATGCCGCATTTGCCACTGACGACAAAGTAGACATCGGAATGGCCGCTAAAATCCTAAAGCTGGGATTCGGACGTAACACCCTGTTCCAAAAACTGAGACAAGCCGGTGTATTTTTCTCTAACCGGAACGAACCTAAGCAAAGATTTGTTAATGCCGGTTACTTTGAGATGAAGGAAAAGTTTATTGAGCGTGATAATCATCCGGGATTTGTTGTAACAAAGACGTTGGTCACTCAAAAAGGCCTAGCCTATATCAACCATCTGTTTGGAGGCAATCCGTCCGATGGAAAACTGGCTAAAATGGTCTAACAGTTAAATAGTCCTTTTATTACTAAAAGCCCGAAACACAAGTAAACTTACTTTATATTAAATACGGATAAGTTATAAAAAGGGCATAAGTTATAAGTCTCAGAAGCATAGCATTGGTTACTAGATTATTAGACACAACAAAAGCTTTATCCAGGAAGAATATTGGCTGTAATCTTTCTGAATCAAGCATAAAAATCAATCTGTCAGAGGTGGTTTTTGATCTCCTTTTTCTAGTAACAAATCAAATACTGAATTTGTTTTTAATTATAGTCAGAGAACCGGCGATATTTATTAAGCCTTACTTCGAAGTATACCATTGCTATTTTTCTGGGATTTAATAACCAAATAAAAGATTGTTATGAACATAAACTATAGTTGCTACACTGAAAACACAGCGTAGTATCCTTTAAACCCATTTTAAATACTAGCTGATATTCAGCCAATTGGAGGTGCGTTTAAATTCCGCACAGCCCATGTTATACACTAAAAGTAAAGATTTTATGAAAAATATGATTAAAAATTTGGATATGTCGATGAATGTACGCACTTTTGCGGTGCTACACTTTTATATACATATTTGGTTAGGGGATTTTTTATGCCCTATTGTAAACATCTGTCTAAGATATAAGCAGAGGTTTCTCCGTACATATTCGCCCCTAAGCCAATATGGAAGTGTAGCAACGTGGAGAAACTCTCTGCTTTCTTTATTTATCAACTATTAATTTTCATTGTTTATGCTACACTTGAATGAAAATTACTCAAACAGCACTCCTATTGCTGTGTTAGGTACGGTCCAATCCTCCGAAATGGATTATAAAAAAATCTGTTCTAATATGTTTGTTCATTTCAAAAGTATGTTTACTTTTGCAGTGCTACAATCTATTATAATCTATGCCTATGGGATTTTTTATACCCATAAGGGAACTATATTAAAGAAATATAGACAGGCAGTATCCGTGTATTATGGCCCCTGGGCAATAATAGGTTGTAGCAAACTAGGATATTCGCCTGTCTTTTGTTATTTAACTCAAATAATTTCATTTCATGCTACAACCGAATGAAAGTTATTTGAACGGGAATAATAGTACCGTGCAAATTACGTTAGCTCACGACACGAGCGAAGTTCAGGTCTTTAACTCTCCACTGTTTGGCGATATCCGCGTCATTACAGATGAAATGGGTAATCCTTTATTTTGTGCGTCCGATGTTTGTAACCAACTTGGTTACTCCAATGGTAGAAAAGCCGTACAAGATCATGTTGATTCGGAGGATGTAACGAAACGTGACACCCTTACAAAAAGAGGCACTCAGTCAATGACTTATGTAAACGAAAGTGGGTTATATGCATTAATATTGTCCAGTAAGCTACCTAATGCCAAATCATACAAAAATTGGGTAACTAAAGATGTATTACCTACAATCAGAAAAACAGGAAGCTATTCCATTCAGCAACAATTTCCGGTTCCACAATCCTTCGGCGAAGCTCTAATGTTGGCCGCACAACAGCAGATACAAATCGAAGCACAACAAAAGCAGCTTATGCAGAAGGAGGAAGAGATAACCGAGCTAAAAGCCGAGAATGTCGAACTACAAAAACAAAGCGAGTACACTCGTGTGATCCTTCAGAGCAAACAAACCGTCTTGGTTACACAAATAGCGCAGGATTACGGAATGAGTGCAAGAAAATTCAATTTGTTACTGCGTGACCTGGGAATACAACACAAAGTCCGTAACCAATGGATCTTATACGGAAAGTATTTGAACAAAGGATACGTTCATAGCACTACTCATAACTATACTCATACAAACGGTAGTCCAGACGTTAGCCTAAATACTGAATGGACGCAAAAAGGACGCCTGTTCTTGTATGAGGAGCTAAAAAAGCATAGTTTTCTTCCTCTAATCGAAAGAGAAATGACGAACTAACAGATTATATCACAACACATTATCGAGGTACGGAGTAATGACGTACAGCCATTGTTACACCTTTTTTTACAAACAATTAAACCTAAGTATTGCACATGGAAGCAAAAGAAATAAAGGTCAATTTAGACCTAATGAACGCATTAATCAAAATGCGTGAAGCTAGTATTATTTTCGAAGAACAGTTGAATGTTATTGGCGAACAAGCCGGCATTGATTATATAGAAGAAAGAGAAGAGTTTTCGGATGGACTCATCCATTGCATGAACGCAATTGGAAAGATGATCGGGGAAAGCGTTGTTAATGGCGTTTGCTGTTCGATACCAGGTAAAGCTGCTACATAAAAACCAAATAGCGAACTCTAGCACGATGGAGTCTTTCGTACCCAACGTGTCCGTTCAGATGCCCTCCGGTAATACGACCGGAGGGTTTTGTTTTATAAAACTTTTCCAGGACGCATATTTTATATTTCAAAACTTATTTGTATATTTGTATCAAACAACAGAACAATGAGGATTGTATCACATAGAAAAATAAAAGACTTTTACGAAACAAACGGATATGAAGATTCCCGCGTTGCTCTTGAACGCTGGTATGATATCGCAGAAAAAGCAGAATGGAAAAACCTGTCTGATATAAAGGTCGATTTTCCTTCTGTTGATTATGTGGGTAACCAGCATTATGTATTTAACATTCGAGGGAACAATTACAGGCTTATAGTAGTTGTAAAGTTTACTATTGGATATATTTATGTACGTTGGATCGGGACACATAAGGATTATGATAAAATTGATTGTTCAACCAAATAAGTGTAAACATGAATAAAGTGACGAAAGAACAATATAAATTTGCCTTGGCCAGAGTTGAAGAACTTTTGCCATTAGTAGATGATAATACTCCAGCAAACGATAAAAATGCGGTGGAACTCACTGTTATGTCCGATATTGTGATAGCTTATGAAAAAGAACACCACCCTATCGAGAAGCCTACCGTATCGGAATTGATAGAACTATCTTTAGAAGAGAAAGGCATGACTCAAAGACAACTGGCAAGCGAGATAGGAGTAAGTCCATCAAGAGTTAACGATTATCTTTCCGGCCGATCGGAACCCACTTTAAAGATTGCTCGTTTGCTTTGTAGAGTGTTAAACATATCTCCGGCAGCAATGCTGGGATTTTAATTGGTTTATTATGATAGATGTCAGAGAGTTAAGAATAGGAAATATTGTTAATGACGATACCAATTTAGCTCGGGAGATTGGATGTAAGGTCGTAGGTATTGTCGAGTCTATATCGGAAGAAAATATTGGACTTAAGTATTTAAGATCGGATGGTGATACTTTTTATGGGGAAGAACATCCAATAAATTTAAGTCCTATTCCTCTAACAGAAGAGCTGCTTTTGAAGTGTGGGTTTGAAAAACATAAATGGGGTATTTTAACTTTTTACAATCCATTAATAGAGTTAGATTGCAATTTTTGTCTAAAAGGGGTTGATTATAATATACACATCCAATCCTTACATCAGCTTCAAAACATATACTTTGACCTAACAGGAAAAGAGTTGATGGTGAACTTATAGCTCACCATCATTTCTTACCCCTTCTACGAGCCATCATGTCACCGCCGGACGATTTCTTTATCTTCTCTCCGTAACATACTCTTAGCTTATCCTTTTGCATCATAAGCAAGTTTTGATAAGGGATAACCTCATACACTTCCGTATATGATAAATGCAGATTTTCCATTATGCTGGCAATCTGACCGAACATTGTGTCGTTTCCTATTACCTGGGTTCCGCCGCCATCCTTGCTACGCTCTTCGCTAAGGCGGCACAATCGAAAAAATCGTCTACATGTATTAGGCTGACGACTTTGCCGAATGCTTCTTTTAATTCTTCCAGGGTCGATTCATTTAAGGATGATACAATTTCTTTAGACTTGTTTTCCCAATCATCTACGTTACCGGCAATAATAATAGCTAAAGCCTTTATTATGCGCTCCACATTGCCGGGGATAGAAAAAAGGGCGTCAATCCAATTGGCTTTATCCGGGACCTCAATCTTTGCAAGCGATTGTATTGCCCTTAAAAGCACTTTTATTACAGGAGGGTAAACAGTATGCCCCTCTCCCTTTAACACTATTGTAACAAACCTATCACCTGTCAGTGATTCTGCTACGATATTAGCTGCTTTGTTCATAATTTTAAATAGTTAGGGCGAGGATAAACCCCGCCCAATTGAAAACCTAAACCAACCTATTAAATACCAGATGAAGACTGAACTTCTTTGTCATAATACCAGTATTCTGTACTGATAGCTGTATTTTCCGGCTCCATTGCTGTCCCGACAACTGCCAATCCTGTTGCACCATCTGTTTCGGCCTCACGGGTAACAACAGCCCCTTTCGGAAATACCGCCCATACATCATCTTCCGTCAATGCCATTAAGCACTTGTGGATTTCTTCGTATGTTCTTGAGCGCTTCCACCCTATTGCTTCCCCTCCGGTTTTGGTAATGACTTCTCCACCCATAAGATTCTTTTTAGTTTTGAAATCATATTCGCCAATAGTGAAGTTCATTGTAACCTCTCCCAGCTCCGCAGACTGCCGGTAAGGTTTCTTTGTTAGCTGATTGTTGTATCGCGTAACCGATGCTTCCGATTCGTCCATTGACCAGGTGTCTTGATGCACATTGGTCACTTCTTCCGTCTCTGCATCTTCTAAAATTGATTTTAGCATAGCTGGAGTCAAATCTCCGGTAACCTTCGACGGATCTGCATATAACAATCGTTTGATACCTACTGCATTCATATTATCTCAGTTTAAAATTTGCTACTTTAAAAAATAATCTCACATTCACAAAATAAGAATCTGTTTCCGGATCTTCTTCTGTGCTTAATTCGTCTATGGTATAGGTTCCTTTATGACCTTCATATTCAAAATATCCCTTGAAAAACGCCTTTTCTGCAATCTTCTGAATCTCGTTCAGTCTTGCGCTATTGGGAGCCGGATAATTGACATTTGGATCATATGGGACAAAGATGTTGACATTAGCATAGCCTTTCGACCAGGGCGTATTCGTCATGCCAAGAACATTGACAACAATTCTTTCAGGGACATGTTTTTTCTTGTAAGTAGGATGCTTGTCTTTGTATGCCGGCATACCGGGAAAGACTGTTGTAGCCTTCTTATAGAGCATATCCTTTATGTCTTCAATTGTCATCATTTTATTTTTGCCCCTAACTTGTCAGCGGCTTGAATATAAGCCATTGACGATACATCAAATCTTCTTTTCTCCACGTAGGAGGCGTAAGGCATACCATTCACGAGAATAAGAGAGTCACCCGCTTTACTGGCATTTTGTATCGCCCGCAAAGCATATTTCTGAGCGTCTGTCTTACTAAATGTATTAGCAACCTTTTCCTCTATCACTTTACCATCATTAGTAATAGCATAAGCATTTGAGCTACGAAGATTTCCGGTCCTATTTTGATAAGAGCCTTTAGTAACAGCGACATTTAAATACAGGTCACCCGCTATACGCATATCGTTAGTTACCTCTTTTTTGAGCAGTGCCTTAGCTTTCTTAAGGTCCGAAAAATCATATTTAGTTTTTATACCTAAACCCATACCTCCGAATAGTTCAAAAAATTACATTTACCTGGCTTGATAACCTTTCCTTCGCCCCTAACGGAACCATCTTGCTCTAATGCCCTCACATAATCATCTTCAGATAATTTTATTTGACCCGCAATCACTATATGGTAATTATAAGTTACCATTTTACCATTGACCCCGATTTGCTTACCGGAACCATTGTCATCACATCGACACGGACCAATTGTTTCCCAGGTATCACCGCCGGTTCCGGGAATGGTATTCCCTTTGTCATCCCGATCCGGTTCGATGTAAACCTTTTTTTCTAATATGTGAGGCGCAAAATACATTACCAATACATTGTAGCGTCAGAAATCCGACTTGATAAAACATCTTCTATTCCTAATTGCTTACACAACAACGAATAATAAGCCTTGATACCGTCTTTATCCCAAGATACGGAAAATCCATTTTCGTTCACCGAAGTTGGGCGAGCAAGCAATGAAGGAATAAATACAGCTATCGCCCTACTTACTTCAGCCATATTCTCTTTTGTCACTTCGTCTTCAAGAGATACAGAACTGTTCAAGGTCATATCCAAAAGATCGGCCTCCGATAAATGCATACCGAAAGAACCGATCTTTTGAGTTATGTAATCAGATACCGTCATGATCAATCAGGTTCGGTATTAAGTGATCCAATACCGTTGATTTCAGTGATGACCGGCAAAGAATACGATTCTGCCTTAGTAAACTCTACACCATTGGAATTCTGTGTTTCGCCTACTCCCCACTGAGCAACACGAATACGTCCATAATTTGAGTATGTCACACCCGGCTCCGGCCTTAATTCGTTGTTTACATATGCATTCTTAACAACTCCTAGATTTCCGGCAGGTATAAATACCAGATTTTTGGAGTTCCAAGGATTATACGGCGTAAACGTTCCATTATTCTGGATCAAACATTGTCTTCTTACCGGCTCCAATACTGGCAACTCGTTTGTTCGCATGAATTCGTTGAACTCATTTAACAGCAGAGGACTATTCTGTTTGTCTGTTCCGAAAATCACCTGCTTCATTTTCTTTGTACGTAAAATGTACGAAATTTTGGCAGGAGAAAGGAGAATACGATCAAATACAACTTTGTCCGAGAAAGCGTCTACCATCCCCTGAATATCTTCGAAAACATCGACATTAGTGATATTAGCGTCCGTCCATCCCAATGTAACTTTTGCTTTGTTTTCTTCCGGCATGTTATAATTGATAGTCGTTTTTACACCGCCTTCAGGGTTGTTTGTCTCATCCAATGTAGCAATACCTTCATTGGATAAAGCTCCCATGGCGATGATATCAAGTTTTGCCTGCACGCCTTGAACCGGAGTCCTGACATTTCCCCACATAAGTTCTATAAGTTGACGTTTAGCGTCTTCTTCGGGAATAGAGCGACTGTCAAGAATTTGCAAAACCTTTCTGTAGTCTTCAATCGTCATAGGGAGTGTAATTGCATGATGCAACACTTTCTGGGCGATTGTTTCAAGACCGTGAGTCCCCAACACCGGCTCTTTTGATTTGTCATCAATAGTTGCAGCGGCAATAGTCACATTGTACTTGCCTTTGATTTCTTCAAAATTAAGTCCTACAGATGGAAAATCCCATGTAAAAAAGCGTTCGTAAAATACATTGTCAAACAATTGCTTATGAAGCCTTGACACTGCATCAAAACGAAGTTGAGTCTGTCGTGTTAACTCTTTGAAAAGAGAGCTGTATTGAAATATTTCTGCCATATTTTTTACTGTTTTACGTAAATAATATTAGGGTTGTTTTTTAAGCAGATACCTTGCATCCATGAGGTCGGTAAATCCGGTACATGCCCTTTTAATACTACTGCATCATAAGCAGCGGATACCGTATCCTGATCACCTCCTGACAATGGGTCAGTATCTTCCCCTACTACCATATTTGGGACATATTTAGCTTCTGCATCTGTAGCTCCGGTAGCCTCAATTAACATGTCCCCAGCAACTAATCCGGTGATTGCTTCAGAAAGAGTCAGTACATCATAATCTTCATTTGATGTATCAACAGACGAAACATTAACCCCTGTTGTTTCTCCTTCTTTCATTACAACATCTCCAGCCTGAAACAAAGAGCCTTTATTCACTCGTGGTTTTGTTGTTGTACCACCGGAAACAACCTGAATATTTTTTGATACTGCTGCTGTAAGAGTACCAAAAACAACATGCAAAGGTGTTCCTTTCTTTATTACAGTCCCCTTGGGAAATGTCTGTAACAATTTGCAACCCCCAGGGAGAATTTTAGCTTCTCCCCTCCAAAATACCGGTATTTTCCCGGAATAAGTTTTACCTTCAAATTTAATGGCCATTTTACTTATTGTTTTAATGGTTAATTTGCATCAGGAAGAGCTCTAGCCCATTCTTCTGCTGACTCTTTTGCTTTATCGTCCAGAGTAGACAATACGCCTGATGTGTTACTACTCTCAAGCCCTGCGGTAACAATGTTTTGTTTAACACCAGCCAAATAAGACGTTATTGCAGCTTCATCCATTTCTGGAGTTATAGCAAATCCTTCTTTAGCTCTCCATTCCGGTATACCGAGTTCTTTTGCTTTAGAAGCGATCATATTAGCTCTTGCACCTTGATGTTCCTTTGCTTTGTAAGCGTTTAGTTCTTCCTGGATAGGAGATAGCTTTGCCGCAATTGCTTCTTCAATCAACTTCTGTAAATCGGGTTCTGTCTTTGTCTGCTCGCCCCCAGCAGCAGTGCCCTCCTTCTTTTCTGCCTTCGTTTTATTAACAGCGTCTGTCACACGTTTGTCAATACCGCTTTGCAGCGAAGAGAGGAAAGGCTTTTGACCATCAATAACAGCCTGTAAATTGTCATCAGTTACAAGCCCTGTGTTAGCCAAAGCTTCGGCCTGTCCCTGTAAGATATCATCACTTAACCCAAAACTCGAATAAGTTTGTTTTAAGAGATTAAAAATTTTGTCTTTCATACTTTATACACTTTAGTTTAATTCTATAGCATAAAATTACAGGTAAGTAAATATGAGCGGAAATATTTGAACAAGAGAAACGTAACACTTTAAGAACTGTTACATTTTAATTAAAAAGGTAGTAAATTTTGCCGCATTTGACATCATTCGCTACCTTTACACATCCCATTAGGGGATTTCAACGATTAATGGTCCGGACTGTGAAGTTAGGGCCATTGCCATTATATAGGGAGTTCTTCATTTTTCCATTCTTTCGAATTCAGTAAATTATCAAGGATATCTCCCTCATACACCGGATATGGATAAACCGGACCCTGATATTCTTCTCCTGTTTCCGGTAGAGTCATGACCGATGGAAACAGTTTTTCATAATTTTCCACTTTCATGATCACCTCTGATCCGTTAATACTGTAACGAGGAGACAGATGGAAGTGATCCAATGCTTCTTGTGTAACTTCAGCTAGTATTTCTGCTGGTAATACAATATATTTCATATTACTTCTCTTTTAGGGTTTGTAAATAATCATATGCTTTAATACACTGATCTTTAGTTAGGACTTTGTCATTGTAGATGGCTAAGTTTTTGAATGCTATTTTGGTAAAACTTGCCTCATTGGAAGATACACCAACTTTTAAACTTGATACACTTTTAGATTCTTCACCTATAACTAATTGATGTTCGTTCCAGTTACTATCATATACTCTACCATCAGAACATACAGCGTAAAGACTTTTAATTTCCGATAACCCATTTTGAATATTACCAGATTTTAGGTAAACTACCATTCCATTAACATTATTGTATGCATAAAAGGCAGGGGATTTAATTACACCTGCTGATTTATATGAATCTTGCAATAATACCCAATCTCCTACCATAGTCCAATCCTTACCCAATTCAAAACTATTGCTTTGTATCTTATCATCCACCCCATCAGTAACTAAGTATCCCCCACTATTATACCCACTATCTTCATCAAACGTAAAATTACTCAACACCAAATCATTCCCATTGCCAGTAATGTTCTTGATCGCAGCACGGTCTTCGTCGTTGTTGGTTTTGCCTGTTACAGTCCATGCTTCATTGAAGGATGCAGGATCAAAAGTTTCTTCTCCTCCTGAACCTTTTCCGCTAGGCATGCCTAGTTTAATCTCGGAGAGGTTTATCCCTCCGAGATTAATGCCCGATAAATTTGTATGACTTAGGATTATCATTGCAGGATCTGAATTGATAATGGTTCTGCTGTTGTGATTATTCTCACTTTTAGCCCGGCTTTGCCTCCGCTGATAACATCAACCACATTTTTGACTCCTCTGTGATTAAAGGCTGCAATTTGCCATGTTACACCATCAAGACTAATCTCAACAAGGACATCACTGTCATCTTTTGTTGTCACTTGCAAGCCTGCATTATCAGATGTCATCTCAAAAGACTCACTTACATACTTGTCTCCCTGCTTTGTACTATTTAATATCGTTGCTGCCATAAAATATATAATTAATGATTGTTGTTATATATAAATACCAGATATACCACTTTTTAAGCGTTATTTTCACCTCTATTTGCCCTTTGATTGCCTTGTCCTGCACTTGTGTTATTTTGACCGGACTGATTATCTTCTTTATTGCTTTCATTGTTATTTTCATTTTGTTGTTTCTCTTCCAATATTTTCTTAATTTCTTCAGTGGGCTTATCAGTGATACCCAGCATCTTTATAGCAGTTTCAAGGGATACTATACCATCATTATATAATTTACCGATTGCAGTCCATTTTTTATCTATGTCCTCCTGAAACGGCTCAGAAAACTCGAAATCTATCTGTAGTGCTTCTAGTTTTGCCTTAAGTTCAATATGAGTAACATTTTTCATAATTGCTAAAATCAGGTTTTTCTCCCTATCAACTGCAATCTCATATATTTCTTTACGATTATCCCGCTTCATGTAGGATGGAGCCATTGCACGTTTTAGAGCTTCCCCTGTTAAAGTACCTAAGCCTTTCGTGTTTTCGGGAGAAAAGTTAAATGTAAAAGTGTCATTCAAAATAGACTCTTTCAATATATCCTTTTCAAACCGTTTAAGTTCTACGGAGTCAGGAGGAGTAACATATTCAAACACGCTATCAGAGCCAAAACATCTAATAACCTCGCCTACATCATTCGGATCAGATAGAGACTCAAGTACATCTGCTGATACCTTGGCCTTCGGGTCTGCAAAATAATTATTTGTATCTGCGGACTTGGAATCCACCTGCTCATCTCTATTTATACGACTCTGCGCCCCTTCCCACTCTTTTTCTTGCTGATAATATATTATATTAATCTTACCAGTTGGATTGACAATAGTCGTCACTTCCCATCCTTTATTATACTTTTTGCATCTATAGATAAATTGCGACGTCTGTATATCAAAATGCTCAACAGTATTTAACCCCTCCTTAAGGTAATAGCCATAACCAAAGGCCAGCAGTGTTCCATACTGGTCAAACATAGGTCTCAAGGTGTATCCTAAAGACTTAGCCAACAAAACAACTTTTACCTCCGGTTTATTCGTCTCTTCATTTCGGTATATATGATACAGTTTCGCACATTCCGTTTCGGCCCCCGCTATTCTTTTTGCTTGACGCATTGTTGTATTAAAGCGGGTATCTTTTAAAAACTGAGTAAAAGCATCAAACGCTTCATCTTTAACATTAGGGTCATTTTTACTCCATCTAATAGGTTGGCCTAATAAATAAAATAAAGCTACTTCATTTATATAAGCCTGCCATCTTCGTGGGAGTTTCTCTGTTTTATATGGCTCCCTACCCTTTCGTAGCTTATTAGGACGACTCATAACATCATGGAGATTAGGATCATATTCTTGTATCGCTTCTAATACTTCCAGGTCCCTATTTTGAAACATTTCCATAGCCTGACTTATATCCTTATCCTGGATAAGCGTAACCAAGTCTTTAGTTACTTCAGAGTTGTTCATTGACTGCCCTCTAAATATATCAACTATATAGTTTAATATTGATCCCATATCTTTTTATTGTTAGTATATACCTAAATCCTCTTTACTATATTGTTTTGATGTTAGGACCTTGCCTAACAGTTTGCCTATCGTATAATATCTTGTACCATCAATTAGGTGGTTATAAGCATCAATAGGCTGATTTATAAACTTGCCATCTTTGTTTTGCTCATAAACATAGTTTTTTAACTCCCTGATGTAATTAACAGATCGCTTTGTTACGCACAATTTATACTCCATCATCTTAAATAATCCTCCCATAACAGAGCCTTTATATTTGTCGGCCGGAAAGATGATGATCCCCGCATTAGCAATCTCCTGTATTAACCGAGGGTCGGCACTATCTGCGTAAACAAACAGTCCCAACTTTTTTAACTCTTTAATTATCTCACTTGTTAGCATGTGAGTGCGATAGCATTGTTCGTCTAAATATAGCCTACCATCAAGTATTCCGCATTTGACGATAGCCGTAGGGTCAGAACTGTATCCAAAATCCAGACCAGCAGCAACCTGCTTTGAATTTGCAGGAAATTCATCAATAATCTCAAATTCTGGGAAAACTAAACCTTCGGCCATAGCCTGTAATCCCAATCCGTATACGGTCCACAACACTTTGTTTTTATATTGGAGAGATTCTATCTCGTCAATTATTGTCTGCTCCAAAAAAGGATTGTCTTTATACGTTGAGATAAAATGATAGGTTCTAGTGTCCTTATTAAGCTCACATAACCAATGTTCGTCTGAAAAAGAAGGATTGTAGTCTACTATGGAAAAATCGGTAGTACGCATAATGAGTTGCTGCCATTCCAGGAATGAAATTTCGTTTGCCTCGTTACAGTATAGGATATTGCGTTTACGACCTCTGATCTTTTGCTCATCATCTGTCGAGAAAAACTCAACAAACGAACCGTTCGGGAATGTGTAAACCATTTCAGACTTATTCATATAGCGATTGTCCCATATCTTGAACTTATCCTGCATGATCTCTTTAAAATCACGGAACACAGAACCTTTTAACGCAGGTAAAGTCTTTCTGACGATAGACAAGGATTTTTTATTCGCTAAGATGTAAGACAAAAGATAAATAAGGATGTTATATGTCTTGCTACTCCTAGAGCTTCCCTGGGCAGAAACGATCTTATAGCCGGACTGGACGGCATTATCGACAGTAGTAAATATTTTAGTCGTCTGGATTATCGGCATGAGCTACATCCTCCCTTTTATCAATAACCTGTATTACATAATGAGTTTCTTCCTCCTGCTTTACTTCTTGTTTTACTGGAGCATCCCATCCCATCATTTTAGACAACCGGTCTAAAGCATCTATCTTAGAGTACATCTTAACCTCAAATCCTTTCTCTGTACTTTTTACTGATTGTATAGCCAGCTGAAAATGAATTGGTAATTTCGAAAGATCCTTTATTAAAAATATACGATAATTCTCCGTCCGTTTAATCTCTAACATATCGACAACATTAGCACGAGCTATATTTGTCAGTATATTAACTGCTTCATCTTTATTTAAATCAGAACGCGACTGAAGAGCAGCCTGAAGTTCTTTGACCCTTACCGAAACCTTACCGCTGCTAAGAAGTTCGCAAGCCTTAATGTTTATTGTTTCACTTTTCATCTTATCACAAGAGTATGCACGCCTGTAAGCCTCAGATGCGTTACCACATTCAAGGTAATAGTTACAAAACTTTTCTTGTTTGATAGTGAGAGCCATACAAAATCTTTTCATCAAAGTTAAGCATGCCTCCTATGATGACATGCATAACTTCAAATCGAAAACGTAACAGTTTGGTTTCTGTCACATTTTTCTTTTACAGATAACCATCGGATCGAAGTTTACCCTCCATTAAAGCAATTTTATTATCAACATCAAGTCTAAAATCTCTATAATGCTGATAAGAAAAAATCAAATCTGAACATATCCTGGACACAGCCGAAGGAGCATTCAGCTTTAATGCATGAGCAAGTCCATCCCTTACCCCTCTGTTTAGACATCCTCCTGCCAACGTAGACGGAGAATAAAGAAGGACAATGATAAAGACAAACTTCTTTCTTTGTATAGCTCCCAGCTTCTGGGTGTTTCCCATGCCAAAAGCCTCGATAAAATAATTGTGTAAATACGGAATTAATGATAGGTCTGATAGTTTTGGTTTTACAAGTTCTGATTCCCGAACTGATAAATTAGATATCTGTTCGCGGATAGACATTAGTTCAAATATTTCAGAGACCATATTGTGTAACTTGTTTGGTTACGATCATGTAGCACAAATGTACTATTATTTTTCTTATTTACAAAATGACTCAAACCTGGGGAAATGTGAGCTATTTACAGATATGCTAAATAACATATAAAATAATTGGCAAAACATTTGCATACATCACATATCTGTGATATATTTGCATTGTAATAATTAATCAAGATGTGGCGGCAACACAATAAATGCGGCAGAAGATTATGAAAGCAATAGCAGTTAAGAACACATTCAATGCAAAAGAAAGTCTGAAAAATCAAGGTTTTGTTTATGATCCTTCAACAAAAACATGGTCTAAGGACTTCGCTTCTCAAGCTGAATTTGACGAATTTTACTCAAATTTTACAAGTGTCACCTATTCAGGAAGAAGGCAATCTAAATTTAATTCTGCGGTAGTTTTTGAATTTGTTGAAAACGAACCGGAAGTTTCTGAACCGGTGAAAGTAGACTCTAATACATCTAATCCAGAAACAACCGTAATCCCTTCGGAGGAAGAAGTTGTAAGAATGATTAAAGCTGGTGAGATCAAAGATTTTCACTTTTCTTTAGGTCGTTACAAAACAGTACTAGATGGTTATGTCATGTATATGGAAGAGGGTGGCAATACCATAGATATTAGAGAGGTTGGGAAAATATCAGCAGAGCATGAGAAAAATTTAGCCATGATCATCAATCAGACTGCTAAAGCCTATATTACTCGTTTACACAATAATCAGCAATATTACTTTAAACAATCATAATATGGAAACATGCACAAACGTACCGTCCAACTTTGGACGGTACATAGCCATAGCAGAATACCTGCTATTCGACCGTACCATAGCCTTGAGCCGGTCGAATTTACTAAGTCAAGCGATGATCCAACCCAATTACTTTTTTGTTGATACGATAAAAAAGATACATGCTGGTGACGGACAAAGAAAGGAGTGGTTTAAAACACCGGAGGGAATAAAGAGATATAAGAATATAAATGCTTTGTTATCAAGCATAGTAGACTCATTCCCTTCGGAAGGATTACCTGCCAGATTTACATTGAGCGAACAATCGATAATCATGATTAACTATAATCAACAAAAAAAGAAAATATATGAAACAATTGAAAAAGAAGATACAAGGGGACTATGAGCTAGGCGAGCACATAACGACGTTATATGCAGCTTATCTCGATATAGATGAAGATAGAGTAATCTATATTTTTGACGAACAATCCCGGCCGGAAGAACATTACCAGTTTTTAGCAAGGATGGATATCACGCACCCCTATTTTATGCTGGGAGATACAGCAGACTGTAAGAGTGATTTTATCATCATGTTTAAAAAAGAATTATTGAAGGAGGGACTCTGCAAGACCAATATCGCCGGCACTTTATTCGCTTTATCTGAAAAGGATGCTGAGCGTATCCGGATCGGCAAGCGCATAGCTCAACTCCGGGAGCAGGCCGGAATGTCACAGGCAGAATTGGCCGAAAAAATAAATACCAAACAGCATGCTATATCCCGGATTGAAAAGGGTGCTTTTAATGTAGGATTTGATACATTGCAATCGATAGCCGAAATTTTCGACATGAATATTGATTTTACAAAATAAATATTATACATTTGTCGATCCGCTATCATAAGTAGCGGGTTAACAATTAATAGAGCGTCCGTGTTAGTGATAATCCGGACGTTCGTTTTTTCAGATAGCTCAAATCGTGAAAAAATTGAATGATAATAATCTATTTTATATAGCCTATTTTTTTATGTCTAAAATCAATATCTTTGTCTATATCATATACCACCCAATAAGGTTTATTTTTAATTTTTTGCGTGTAAATCTACGTGTAAAAGAAAAAGGGCATTGTAAATCAAACCATTACAATACCCTTTGTGGAGATGGAGAGATTCGAACT